CCACTCCCGCTCGACCCGCTGCGACAAGTTGTTCGCAGGAGTGTCGTAGTGGCTATGGGTGCTCGGGTCAATGAAACTCCACTCCGTGAGCCTGAAGAGTCCATCGTAGACGGGTTGGAGGCTGATATTGTTGTCCCCTGTTCCCGAAAGCCACGTAGCGTTGCTGCTGTCGCCCTGCCGTTTGGTCGTGTTCCAGGTATTGCACCACTGTCTATGGATGTTAATGATGCATACACGATGATGTGCGGCAGCAAGCAACGATTGTTCCGGCGTGTTCCTAAGGCCGATCCGGCCTGGTTGTTGAAATTGAAAGCATTCGTCAAACAATGGTTGGATGCTAATGTGAGACCCGTAGAACCCATGGACTTTGAGATGTGGCTTTTGTCTACGGGTTACAATGAACACAGGAAACAACAACTACGTGAAGCCTTTGATAAGCTCCAAGGGGGCCGCCCCACACTCAAACAGTGCCGTACTGTCGAGATGCATGGGAAGCGGGAGTCTTACCCCGAATATAAACATGCGCGCTCTATTAATTCACGCTCCGATGCTTTTAAAGCTTATTCGGGGCCCATGTTCAAAGCCATTGAAGAGGAGTTATATCGTCATCCTTACTTTGTTAAACATATGACTCCAGAAGAGCGCATGGAAAGGGTTCTCGGATTGCGTGCGGAGGGAAGTCTGTGTTATGCGACGGACTTCACTGCATTCGAGAGCCATTCTTTCCCTGAGGTTATGGATGCTTTGGAACTTCAGCTCTATAACCATTGTTTGGTCCATTACCCAGAAGATGCCGCGATTATTGCTCGTACGTTGGCCGGCACCAATAACATGGTGACTCGCTTTGGATTACGTGCAAAATGTCAAGGTAGGCGCATGTCTGGGGATATGTGTACCTCACTAGGCAATGGATTCTCTAATTTGATGCTTGCTTTATTCATTGCTAATGAGAAGGGAGCCCATCTTGATGGTATTGTTGAAGGGGATGATGGGCTCTTTGTTGTTGATAAGGAATTGAGCGACGCCGACTGGTTGAAGCTTGGGTTCACGATCAAGATCAGTCGGGTGGCCAATCCTTGTGCTGCGTCATTTTGTGGACTCATTTTCGGCCCGGACCGACAAGTGATTCGAGATCCTGTCCGATTTTTGGAGAATTTCGGGTGGTCTGAGAGTTATATCACAGGGTCGGAACGTGTCCACATGGAATTACTTCGGGCAAAATCACTGTCTGCACTACACGAGACGCCCGATTGTCCTATTGTTGGTGTGATCGCACGCCAAGCCCACTCAATCACGATGGGATATGCAGCCCGCTTCACCGATCGGTGGAGGGCACTACATACACCCGAGTGGGCAGAGAAACCATTTGCTCCAACACTAGCCACGAGAGTGCTGTTCCAGGACATGTACGGCGTGTCTGTGGAACAGCAACTGGTCATAGAGGACAAAATTCTTCGAGGGGACATGAATTTTAGTGACATGCTTCGCGTACACAACCACATCCAGGACTATGAATCTAGGTATGTTGAGCATGTTTCTATTTCTAGTCACCTCTCATTGGCACAACAGATGAAGCCAATTGTTGCCAAGTATGAACAACCAAGCGGGTGATTGGTCTACATACGTATGGCGGGTTGCATTTGATGCG